CTTAAAAAAGGGTCATAAGCTATCTGCGTATTTCGCTCAGACTAAATGCTTGAAGCTATTAGAGGATAATTACAATTCATGGAAACCTGATACGGGTGGTTTCAGGTGCTGGTATAAAAAGTAATGGATATAGAAAAACAAAAAACATCGACTGACTTAATTGGATTATCCAAACTGTTAAAAGAGGAAGGTATAGGGCACATATTCAAGGAACACCCAGCGACATCGTCAAAAGATCTCTTGGGATATAGTCCCGCTGGAGATTACCAAATCAAAATAGGCAAACTGTCTATTATCCGAGGGTATGTATCTTTTGGAGAATACGAGCTTTTTGATGGTAGAGATGTGGAAAGAAGAAACACAGCTAAAGGAATGCTCTTGTTAATAAAGGAGAAATTGAATTAATAGTAAAATGAAAAACAAGAAAACAATGAAAGGGAGTAAAGAATGTAAAACGATAAAACATAGAAAGTTCCTTCTCTGGAAATGGGATAGTATTACGTATAATCACATGTGGATATACGCTAAAGATAAGAAAAAAAGAAAGTGCCGTCGTTGTGGAAGAAAAGAATTTTTATGGGGTATAGAAAAAAATTGGGATAATAGATATGAGGATTGGAGATTAACTAGTAATTAAATGAAATTACAAATTAGTATAGACGATTACAACCCAGGCAACATAGAACTAGCAAAGCTAATAAAGAGTTACGGACTAGAAAAGAATACGATTTTTTTCATTGATCTGAACGGGCACAAACCGAGAGAAGGAGAACCTTTAACAGAGCCAAAGGTAGAAGAACAAATAGGGAGGTTAGACAGACTCGGGTTCACGCTTGGTAGCCACAATATTCACCATGACAATTCATTAAAAGGCAAAGGCTACGAGGAACAGAAGTGGCAGATATTCGAAAGTAAAAAGGAGATTGAAAGGATAACAGGAAAGCCATGTAATCATTACTGTTATAATAGAGGTCGCAGTTCAGAGCAAATAAGACAATTAGTAAAAGAAGCTGGGTATCTATCTGCGCGAGGAACTAAGGTATTATGTACAAAAGAGCCAGAGGATAAGTTTAATACAGAAACGACGGTGCATGCCTTTGAGAGGAAAGAGTATGAAGGATATGACTGGAATAAGGTTTCTATGGATATATTAGAATGGTGTATCTTTAATAAGAGGCCGAGACCTTGTGAGTTTTATAAATTAGGAGGCGAGTCAAAGATAAGGATAGAACCTGGTAATTACTTCCATCTGTGGGCCCACATGAAGGAAATCTCAAGACCAGGAGAGATGGATAAATTTAAAAGTATATTAGAGTGCATTCAAAGTGATATATAAAACAATGGGAATAACTTATAAGGAAGGTAGTGGAAGGATAGAGGTCAAAAAAGGAGAGAAGGTTATTGGAGCTATAAAATGGGGTGTAAATTTTTGCGGTTTCTGGGAGATTTGGGATTTGTATATAGATTCCTATTATCAAGGGAATGGATATGGAAGAGAACTAGTTGATCGAGTGAAAGCAGGAATAGGATTTGAGAAAGCAATATTTGTAGAAGCAGGTAGCAGAGAAGGAAGATCAGTATTCGTTTCAGCATTAAATTTTTGGGAACATATGGGGTTTTATGATGCCCCAAAAAAATATCTTCAGCCATCTTTGACAAGCGTAACGATGGTATATGGCTGGTATTAAATTTAAAGAGATATTAGAATATATAAAAAATGGAATACAGGATAAAAGAAATAACATACCCAAGTGAAAAGAAGGAATATCGAATAGAGCATAATGACAAAGGTAAATGGGATACATTCCGAGTATTTGGAGAGTGGGGGGATTATGATGAGACTATTTATGAAAGCAGGGAAGAGGCTATAGATATGCTGGCGAGGATAACAGGGAAAGGGATTAAGGAGAAGGTGTTAAATTCAAACAAATATTTAAATAGATAAACAAGTGTATAAACTAGACCACTTTTTAAAATTATTAAGAGAAAAGAAACCCTTCGCCTACGTAAGTATAGCCGATGGAGAAATGGGAGCTATCCTTAAAGGAGAAGGCTATACAACATCAAAGAAGTATCAGGTAATCACAAAAGAGCTGAGGGATAGGCTGGAAGAGGCGTTATTATACAGGCAAGATAACTATTATGTTGGCATTTGTTGCGACCAATGGAGGGCTTCGGGGAAAGAGAAGGAAATGGTAGGCGAGTATGAAAATTTAACATACGCGTGGGTGTTCCAAATGATAAATTGGCATAAAGCATTACAAGGATTTATAAATATATTCAAGGACAAGAAAACAGTATGGGTTGGGGGACAAGACCAGGATGTTAACAAACTGCCGTTTAAGGTATCATTACAGATAGGAGTGCCGAATACGGAGGCGTGGGACATCAACGATAGAGTGTCTCGATTAGCCTTTAATGACGGGGACATAGTGTTAGTAAGTGCTGGTTGTAACTCTGTGCCTTGGATACATTATTGGTTTAAGAAATACAAGAAAACTACCTTTATAGATATAGGATGTATGTTCGATCCAATGACACGAGGTATCTGGAGGAGGTTTCAATTAGATCCTAAGCGTTATTGCCGTGGGTGTAAAAATCATGAATGCGAATAAAAATGCGAATAATTTATACGATGACAAATTCTACGACAGGTATGATAAGCCTGTTTGGAAACAAGACGACGTTTACGTAGCAAATTGGATAGATAAGAATCTTAAAGGAAAAACTATAGGAGACTTAGGGTGTGGCAAAGCTACGATTATCTCAGAGCTTAAGAATAAAGGTTGGAATGTTTGGGGTTTAGATGTCTCTGACAGTTTCAAGTCTCACGTCCCTCAAAACGTAAAGAATGACGTCAGACAAGCCGACCTATCAAGTGTGCTGGAACTACCTAGAGCAGATGTAGCAATGTCGCTGGAAGTCGCCGAACATTTACCGAAGGGTAGCCAAATCCATTTTGTAGAGAACCTAATGAAGCCGTGCCCTGATACAATAATGATGACCGTAGCGACCCCGGGGCAAGAATCTCGTTACCACTTTAATATACAACCAAGAAGAGTTTGGATAGAGGAGGTAGAGAAACGAGGCTACAAGGAAAACGAAGCTTTAGAATATAGGTTTAAGTATGACATGGACGGAAAACTTAAAGTGAAAACCTGGTATAGTTGGAATATATTAATTTTTAATAAAGCGAAATAAATGGAACCATTCATGGATAAAGATTGTATACTAGCATTAGGAGCAGAAGTTAGATCACTAAAATCACCCTGCAAAATATTAGAATGGGGAGCGGGAGGCTCGACCTTATATTATACGGCGCAGTTAGAAAAAGAGTGCAAGGACTATGAATGGCATTCTTTAGAATATAATAGGAAGTGGTTCGACAAGCTCTATGGGAAGGTCACGGAAAAGACCAGTCTCCACCTATTCGACTACGGCGGTTGGACTAGAGACTTTTGTACTGCCAGACCTATGGATGAGTACGTAAGTTTCCCAAGTCAGCTAGGACTTAAATTCGATATGATAATAATAGATGGAAGGAAAAGAAGACGATGCCTGCTAGAAGCGAAAAAGTTGTTGAAGAAAGGAGGCCTTATAATCTTACACGATGCCCAAAGGCACTATTACAAGTGCGCTATGGAAGAATTCAGGGGTAGATATCTAACACCTAAATTATGGAAGGGCACTCTACGAAAATAGCCTATGTAACAAGTACCAATCGCTCGGAATACCACGAGAGTTTCAGAGTCTTATTGACACGACTAGGAGAAGTGTTGCATATAGAGGGCAACGATAACTTACAAAGAGTAAAGGATTATGATATAGTATTTGTAGAGGGAATAAGTATCGAAGCACTAGAATGCGTTAAGTATAGCCCCAAAAAGCTGATAGTTCGTTCGACAGGGGTAGAGATTTACGAAGGAAGAATGAACCGAATGGATTGGTCAAAGGTCTGGAAGCTCGTAACATATAGCCAACACCAAATAAATTACTTCAAAAACAGGTGGAAGGATTGCATACCGAAGGGGTTCGGGATAATTCCACCGATAGCTTTACTGAACAAGTTCACCTTAAAGAAAGAAAGCGGACAAAAGAATAAAGTAGCTGTGGTAGCGAATATAACAGGACGTAAGGGCTTACAAGAAATACCGTTATTCCTAAAGAATAACCCTAGTCTACACGTTCATCATTTAGGGCAAATATGCGCCTATGGGGATCCGATAAAAGACTATATAGACTACACGTTAAAGAATGAAGGCAACCTTGACAGATATCATTGGACAAAACATATCCCGCATAAAGAGCTGAACGCTTGGTTAGAGAATAAAGATTATATTTGGCTGCCTAGCATCCAAGAAGGTTTCAATAGGAGCGTGCTGGAAGGAATGTGTAAAGGCGTCACACCCATAATCAAGAGGTACGGGGGGGCTGATACGTTGTGGCCGAATGAGTACCTTTATGACTACACTGACAATATTAAACTGAACATAGCCAAGCCAAAAACTTTGCGAGAATACATAACAAAACATTATTCAGAAGAACAAACATTAATAAAAATTAAAAAAGAACTTGAAGTATGAATACACTTAAAGAATCAGAAGTAGATCATAGAATGTTGTACCTTTATGATAAAATAACATCAGAAAACACACGAGGTAGTAGAGCGTATATTAATATTAAATGAAAGGGATTCGAAAAATGAAAAAGAACAAAAGAATTATGAAAGAAAGCCTATTGAACTATATATAAATTCAAGAGGTGGCTATGTAGGAGTGGGGCTAGGAATCATAGACATCATCAGGCACGTAGAAACCCCTGTCCATACGATAGTGACAGGAGACGCAATGAGTATGGCTTTATGGATATTTTTACATGGAGATAAGCGTTTTGTAGGTAAGTACAGTACGTTAATGTATCATCAAGTTTCTTCATATAATTACGGTAAAATCGAAGGTTTAGAATTAGACCTCAAGGAGAGCAAGAGATTGCAGGCTATGCTCCAAGAAGACATTATAAACAAGAGCTCCATAAAAAAAGAACAGTTAGAAGATTATAACAAGAGAAAAGCTGAATGGTATATATCAGCACAACAAGCGCTAAAATTAAAATTGGCAGACGAAATAATATAAAATTAAAAATATGGGAAAAAAAGAAAAAGATGAGAGTGATAATGACGCTGACGGTTATTATGGAGAGCAAGATTTAGGGGAAGACGAATTAGATATATCGTTTTTAAATGACGAATAAAATTAAAAATATAAAGTTATGCGTATACTTATAGTACCTGATTGCGATTCATGGGCGATTTCAAACCTATGCAAGGGAATAAAGAAACATCTCGATAAGCGTTTTGATATAGAGATAGAATATGTCCATCCGAGAGAGGTCGGAATGGCTGCTCCAACAATGCTTAAGCATCTTAAAAAAGGCGTTGATTTAATTAACTACCATTATTGGAGAAGTGCTACTCAACTTTTAGAACTTATCCCAAGACTAAAACAAGTCCCTTCAATTCTTACACACCATAACCACGAGAGTCTAGACAAAGATGATTGGTCTAGCTTTAACTATCTAACGCACTTCAGTAAGTGGGGAACCAGTAAGCTTAAATCTAAGGGCTATAAAGTAAAACATATTTCACACGGAATTGATTTAAACAGGTTTTCATTCATTCAAGATTATCCCCCGAAAGAAATCCGTATAGGCTACATAGGGAGGGTCGCAGATTGGAAGAACCTAGGTTTTATTTGCAAAAACTGTAAGGAACTTGGCTATAAAGTCGTAGGTTCGGGATACATAGATAAGCCTGAGTATTGGCATAAGGAGGTTGAACAATATGCAAAGGATGGCACACTGGAATTTAATGGGGGAATGGGTAGGAACCAGATGATGCCTTCAATCTTCAAAGACAATCTATATAAAAGGATGACTGTTTATGTAATGGCAAGCGAGGGTGAATATGAATCTGGTCCTTTAGGCCCGCAGGAGGCGATGGCTAGAGGAATACCCGTTTTATCTACACCAAAAGGCACAATGCGGGACAGAGGTGAGGACAAGAAAAACATAATTTTCTTCAGAGAAAATGACGACAACGATTTTAAGACTAAACTAAAGAACTTAGTTGAGGATGAGGCATTAAGGATGAAGCTTAGAAAACATGGTTGGCAAACCGCCAAAGATTATAGTGAGGAGAGAATGGCGTGGGAATTTGGCAAACTTTATTCCGAGGTCTATTCTAATTTTAAGAAATAAAACATGAACCTAATTTCAATAATATTAAATACCGCAAACAGACCTATCGAACTAGGTAGAATACTCGGTAGTATTGAGCTTAATACCTATCAGAATAAGGAAGTCATCATAGTGGACGACAGTAGGGATAAAGAAGCTCAAATAACAAAAGATGTAGTGTCTAAGTTAAAGAAAGAACTTAGTACTAACATCTTATACATGACTACAAAGGAAGAAGGGCTAGATAATAACTACAGATACAATTTAGCAGCAGCAAGAAACATAGGAGTGTCTGAGGCGATGGGTAATATATTGATGTTTCTGGACGATAGGTACGAGCTAGACATAGACGCATTGGACAAAATAGCCCTAAATTGTATGGAGGACACTTGGCATTATGGGAAAAAACGGATTAAAGGTACAATAGTCCATAAGAGACCATTTATTGAGAACTTCAGCTGGTTATTCAAAAAAGACTTTAGAAAATTTGGATGCTTTAATGAACGAATAAATAAGTATGGAGGATTAAGCCAGGATATAAGGGAACGTTGGGAATCGTCTTGCGGATTAAAGTTCAATCAAGAAGATGTTTTCGCAACAGAGATAACCAGAAGTCAATCTAACAAGAACAAGGCATCGATAGCAGAAATGAAGATGTTGCTTTGGAAACTTAATCATTAACTAGGCTAAATAAATGGCACATGCAAAATACAATATCAATAAAAACATTTTTGTTGACCTAGACCTAGAGATCACACCTGAATTAGAGGAGGAGGGGATAGCTAATGAATTTATAGCGTATCTTAATAAAATAAGAAGAAAAAAAGGCTACAAAGCAGAAGATAAAATAAGCGCTGTACGTGTAAATATCGAAGAGGAGGACTATCATTCACAAAAGGCATTATTAGATTATATAGCAAGGATAAAGATCCGAACTAATATTGAAAAGTTTATATGGGATAGTTCTATAACGGAAAACGAGTATATATTTGATGCGGTAAAATACGAGAACCCCATTTATAAAGCCAAGAGAATGGAAAATAGGGTAAAATCACATAAATTTTATGTAAAATTCGATAAGCAAAAAGTGTACAATCATTAGGTTCAAATATTTAAGGCAGCGTACACTTCCTTAATTTATTTGAATCTATTGATTAAAATTAAAGCTTATGAATGAAACGAAAACTAAAAATCTTGGATACCACTCATCATGTAATGCACCAAGCTCACATGATAGATGCACTCAAGGATGATTGTGAGTTTTATTATTTAGTAAACTCATGGAGGTCTTGGCACGACAGAAGATTCTCAGACGTTAGACCCGCTCCAAAAGAGATTAACTGGGTTCCTTACTACGAGCCTGGAAAATACGATGTAGCAATTCTACATATAGATCAGCAGGCTTGCAATGAGCGTATCCACAAGGTAAGGATCTTCAAAGAGTTCGATTCCTTAATTCAAGACATTCCCAAAATAGTTCTAAACCATGGTTGTCCCGTATATCCTGAGTTCTTTAGGCAAGATAACCCGAGCAAGTCGGAAGAGGTTTGCAAAACAGAATGTATATCTAAAATAAAAAGCATCCTACATGGAATGCCTATGGTAGTGAACTCTCATACAGCCGCTTCAACTAAGGAGTGGGGTTTTGGTACTCCTATAGTTCACGGAATGCCTCACTTTAGCTTGGAGGAGGAGAAGGCGGTAAAAGATGAATATGCCGAACGGAAAAAAACAGACAAGTTTATAGAACTAACAAATATCTACAAGGAGCACGAAAAAAAACTAGGTAAACAAGGTTGGTGGGATCTACCCAAGGAGCCTAGGATACTTACCTCCCTAAGCCCAGGGGGTCTAGACAGTTACTACAACAGGCTGTCGATGAATAGACTTATCGGCATACTAAGGGATTTTTATGGACATCATATAAGTTGGGCTAAAGTAAACTGTAAATTCCAAACATTCGATGACTACAGAACTTATCTTGGGGGCTCTCTTTTTTATGTCGATGTTTCGACAAGGACTCCTATGAATAGAGCTAGAAGCGAAGCGATGTTTTCAGGGGCGGCCGTGGTCCAAGTAGAAGGAGCACATGATCTGGAGCGTTGGGCAAAGAATATGGAAAACATGATCCTAGTTCCTAATAAACCGGATGAAATAGCTAAGATTCTAGTTGACTTAATAGAAAACAAGGCTGATAAGTGCCTTGAGATAGGCAGAAGGGGAAAAGAAATGGCTATGAAAGAGTTTGAGCAGACTAGATACAGGCAAGATTGGCTTACTTTATTGGATAAAACCATTAAGGAATTTAAGAAATGACCTATAAGGAATTTATAAAGACAAAGGAATTCAAAGGGAGTCAAGTAGCGTGGCATACAGGTCAATTTATGTATTGGCCTATTAGTGATATTGAAACACAAGACTGGCTAGTTGATAGAGGGGATAGGATATTGAGTCTTATTATAAGAACAAAAAAAGGTAAATATCATTATTTCGGGAAAAACACGATGTGTGTCGATTGCGATGAATATATACAAGAAGATACAGATAGGATTGTTATAAGAGACCTGCTGGAGATGAGGTATAACGCTAAAAAGGAAAAGAAATTTAAAGTAGCAGACTATATAAGAGATTATCTTAGAGAGAAATATACTATAGAAATTAATGATAACTAATTAACAATGAAGGAAATAAAAATAAAAATTTACCCGAAAGTAAGATACTACGAATTCGGATTTAAAAATAAGGGCGATTTTATAATAGATAGAGAGAAGTTCAACGAATTAAAATTTGAGTCGTTTAAAGAATTTTTTATAGGAAAGTTTAAGAAATTAATAGGAAAGGAATTTGTTATAAAGGATGAGTATATAGAAGCAATATGCAGTAAATGGTTTATAAATCGATACATACAAGGATTCTTCGACTTTCAGTATTTAGACAAAAAAGATAAATGGAGATCATGTGATTCAAGGCAAGGTGATATCAATTATTTAAATGTATGAACATATTTTTAATAAATAAATAATGAACAACAAAAAGATTGCAATTTTAGACTTTGCTCGTTTTCACGGGCGAGATTCCAAAACCATAGGTTCTACCTTTCTGCGAGTAGACAACCTAATAGCGAAAGACAGGGACTTTTTTCACTGGACACAAGGAGTTAAAGCCGATGCTTATATTTTTCAGAAAGTGTACTGGGATGAACTAATGAGACTCATAAAAGAACCTGTGATATTAGATTTGGCGGATCCCGATTTTATCAAAGGCAAGTTATACGGGGGGCTTGATTTAGTTTACATCTCCCAGTTCGTTGATGCAGTAACTTGTTCTAGCGCCACTTTGACAAAACAAGTAAGAAAGTATATCAAGAAACCAGTTTATCATGTTCCCGACAGAGTGAACCCTGACATATTTCCAGCCCCAAGGATTCATTGCGGTCAAGCAAAGAAGGCCGTTTGGTTCGGATATAGCTATAACGCTAAGCGGGTCTTAGGCGACCATATAGGACAAGCTTTAAAGAGCTCAGGACTAGACCTGGTTGTTGTCAGTGACAAAGACTTTAACATTCCAACTGTGGAAATTGAAGGAATCGTGAAATCGGTACCTGAATGGGAAGGCGTGAGCGTAGAGAATATTAAGTACGATTCCGAAACTGCTTATTATGAGATTCAAAAAGGAGATATTTTTATTAATCCAGGGGGTACTGGAGCGAGCTTCAAGTATAAATCCAATAATAAAACGGTGATAGCATGGAAGTTAGGACTGCCTCAAGCGAACAGCCCCGAAGACTTTGATCGATTTCTCGACCCCGAAGAAAGAACGAAAGAGGCTTCTAAGCGGATAAAAGAGGTAGACGAAAAGTATCTAATAAAAACTTCTGGAATTGAATATAAGGAAATTATCGAGATTATCAAAAATAAAAAAGAAAAAAATGGGTAGACGTGGCGAATTATTAGAACCAATTTCACATACAGGAAAGAACTTCCTAGATTATTGCAAAAAACTAAAATATGGCAGTGTAAGAATAGACATAAAGGATGGGGAACCTGTCCAAGTATCTAGTGGGGAGCATTCAAAGAGAATGGAGTCTATAGATACTTGGGATCTCCAAGAGTTTATAGGGGACATAGAGGAAGGTGAAATAACGATTTTCAAAAAGGCTAATGGGAAAATGATAGTCAAAAAGGTTATTAAGAGAAGGAGGTTTGACCTCATGCCTGATTGATTATATAGTAAGGATACAATTTAAAAGCTTACTCAATAAAGAGAGCGGTATCATCCGCTTCTTTTTTTAAAAAACATGTTTGATAAAATACAAACCATATTCAAAAAGCAATCTCCGCAAGAAACACCTAAGAAGATAGAAAAGGTGCGAGTTTCAAACAAAAGTCAGCCTAACTTCGTTCCGTCGGCTTCGTTCGGAATGAAAGAACCGCCTTTACCAGGCACAAGGGCCCAGCTAGATTCTTACACTTCGTGGGTTTACGCTGCCGTAAGCCTGAAGGCTCAGTCTGTTGCTAGTATGGATCTTAACCTTTATAGGAAGAAAAAGGATAGCGTAGAGATAGTAAAGCAACATCCAGCCTTAGATCTTTTAGATAAGGTGAATAACCGAACAACCTTTTATGGCTTGATGAATTATTCAAGTATAATCAGGAACCTAACGGGAGAGACCTATTGGTTTCTAGTCCTTAACGATAGAGGCGAACCGACTGAAATATATCCTTGGCTAAGACCCGATTTAGTGACAGTCGTTCCTTCAAAGGATAGAGCGAAATTCATAGAAGGTTACATTTACACAACACCCAACCGGACTAAAGAAGTAGTCTTAGACTCCAAAGAGGTGATCCAATTTCTTGACGTTCACCCTACCGATCCATATAGGGGCATGTCCCCCGTGAGGGCTACTGCTTTTGCGATAGAAACGGATAAGAAGGCTGCTGCGTGGAACTGGAGATTCTATAAGAACAACGCCACGCCACGGGGCATTCTAAAGATACAAAATAGATTCAGTGAAGCTCAGTATAATCAAATGAAGGCTTCTTGGGATGCAGGGCATCAAGGAGAAGGAAACGAAAACAAAGTAGCAATAATTTTCACAGGAAATCAAGGCGTAGACGCTGACTTCATGGAGGTAGGAATGAGTCAAAAGGATATGGACTTCCTCAAACAGAGAGAGTATTCAAGAGATGAAATTCTTTCTATCTTTGGAGTACCTTATTCACTTATAAACCCAGAGAGAAACGTTTCCAGAAGCACCGTAGAGGCAGCACAGATAAACTTTCTAACAAATACCGTAAAACCGGAAATGCGTGAATGGACAGAGGAACTTAATGAGTTCTTACTACCAAAGTTCAAGGATTCCGACGGACTATTCTTCGATTTTACTGACCCTGTGACAGATAACAGAGAAGTAAGTTTAAAAACGTATGACAATGGAATTAGGAACGGCTGGTTAACTATCAATGAGGTTAGGGCACAAGAGGGCATGGCTCCATTAGCTGAAAGTGACCTGCCTAGTGAAGACACTGGAGACGATTCAGGGAACGATTCAGGGAACGATTCAGGGAACGATTCAGGGAACGATTCAGAAGGCACTGAAGACGATTCAGTACAAAATGAGGAAGGTGACGCTGATGGTGGGCAAAGCGTAGATAGAAGCTTTAATGTTCTACAAAATAAGAAGTTTAACGTACGAGTTAAGTCTTCAACACAACAAGACAAGGTAAGAAACCTCGTAAATGAAGCCACAAAAGAAAAGCTCCAAGAACTTGTTAGCAGGAAAATAGCCAAACCGAAACTTGTCAAGAAATCCAAAACTAAGCAAGTGTCAATATCTTCTAGTGAGAAAGTCTTCCAAGAAAGCATAAATGAGGAAGAGTCATTCTTGCAAAAATTCTACATCGATAACTACGAGACTCTTACTGCTAAGACAGAACAAGAAATATCCGAATATATAGTCAAAAAATACAAGAAGGCTCCAACTAAAATACAAAACGGCCTTGTTGTATTTAAGCAAAACCCTAAGTTGGTTAAAGAAATGTCTGCTTGGGTAGATAAGAAGATGACCAAACTACAAAAATCATTCGAGGGCGACACAATGAAAGAAATCCATAAGGTAAGTGAAGATAATGCCAAACTGGTAATTAAGAAATTAGGAAAAACCTCAAAGGGTATTGTATCTAACATGACTACTTTCATAAAAGGCTATCTTTCTAACCTTGTAGCGTTTATATCAGGAGAAGGACGTAGGATAAAAGAACGTATTACAGACAATCTGCTTCAATCAGTAATGGTCTCGCAAGCGATAAAACAAGCTGAAGAAATAAAACTAAATAGGTCTACGCTTAAACTTTCCGTGGTAACGCATCCGAGAGGTCTATACAGAAAAACAGTAGCTGATTATGCTGACGATTCTGGCATAAGCTATTTCAAAATGCTAGTTCCTATGACGGTTTTGGGCGCACTTTCACCAGGGGGGATGACAATCGGAGCGCTGTATCTCATAAAGACAGAGGAACAATGGAATAAATACATAGACCCCTCTAGTAATACGAACGTTGTGGGGGGCTTAGGTTTACATCATGGAAGCCAAGACTATTACTTACCAATAGGATTTGAGGAATTGATTGACGAGAAAGAAATATCAAAACAACAAAGGGGAGAGTTGAACAGCAAGGGCGTTAATGATGAAAATAAGAATATTTATATTAAAGAAATAAAAGAAACCAAAGAAGAATTGGCTAAGAAGTACATAGAATCAAAACAACAAATAGAAAA